GTGGTTGCACATCGGTAGCTGCCGGTAGTTCTAATGTGTTTGCTGGAGGATAGGAGAAATAATGCCAACAATACCAAATTTATGTGGCGCAAGTCCAGAACTTGATGACACTTTAACAAAGTTAGAGGATTTAGAAAGTGAGATAACCTCTCAGATAGATGCTCTAGCATCAGTTGCAGCAGCTGCTGCATCTGGAAAAGTGACAACAATGAAAGCTGCTCTCGATGGTCTTGCGTTAGATTTACCAGAACTCCCTCCTCTCAATCTTCAAGCAGAGTTAACAAGTCTCTTAGCCCTACCGAAAACTAATATAGGAGAAGTGCTTGCATATACATCTAAACTAGCAAATATTGAAACTAATTTTGGGTCTGAGTTAACTTCTTCTGGAAAGAGTTTAACCACACTAGTCACTGATGCCACATCTGCGTTATCTGGCGGTGGAGATTTGTGTGCAGCAGTTCCCAACTTTGAAAAAGCAGCAGATGGTGGCACGCCAGCTGTTGAGAAAGCTGCAGCAGTACTACAAGCAGCAGTTCCACCTTTAGCAGAGGAGCTGTCTAAAATTGTTGCAAACCCAAATGTCGTTGCTGTGCGCGCTGCACTTAAAGAAAAAACTGAAAAATTTGCAACCACAGCAAATACTGAGGGCTTTAAAGGCGTCGGCGCAGCTGCTGCGAATTTTTTAGCGTCAGAGGCACAGGAAGTAACTGAAAAATCTAAAGAAGTAACAGTGACACACAATGGCAAATCTATTATAAGGAAGATTGTTACTGCTAAAGAGTCTGTGGTAAGAACCAGTGGTGTAGCTGTTAAAGCTACTGTTGCTAAAGTTGGTTTTTCAAGCAGGCCAAAAAAAATAATGGAGCTGATTAAAGGAGATGTTGATGCATTTGGAAATGGGTTAATATCTACGAGTAATGATTTTGATATAGTTAAACTAAAACATAAACCAATTAAGATTTCGTCGGTTATCGCCGCTGGCTGGGTCGGGCCAAATCACTTTGCCGGCATGCCCCGGCATTTCCCGCACCCCACTGGACCTAATTTCAAGGACATATTCCCAGCGGCATCGGATATATCAGATGAGTCATACGACGAAAACCGATTCGACACGTTTCGTTATATCCCAGGCGATGATACTGTCAAAATCGGAAAAAAATTTAACGGCCCATATAAAAAATATGCCGGCGAGCTTGCTCAAAACGGTGAGATTGTCTTCCAAAAAAGAATGGAGGGTGTATTTTATGGAGTATTTTATACCTACAATGATACCTATGATCCGAATGTTAAAACATGATTATAAAAAGGAAAAGTATAGTCACCCTAAATATATTATATTGGATGCCGGACTACACCAATATTCTACAAGAGTTTATTTGGCAGACAAACGATATTAATCCAGACTACCCAAGGGTTCATAAATTTTTGAACTTTTGGTATAATAATATTGAAGCGGTAATATCAGAAGTTAGACTTGCAGATAGTTATGAAACAGAATATAGATCAGTGAAGGAAATAATTAATGGCTAAGAATAAATCAAGAGATCAGCAAACATCTGCTGGTGAACGACCCAATGTTAATAAAAAGATTCTTAATTTGGTGCGTAAGGATAAAACCTTTCTAGTTAAGATTTTAGCTAAACAGAATGCATTTAAGTCGGGTAAGAAGGTTGTGTTGACAATTCCTAACCCTAATCCCAACGAGACAAATAAGCGATTCATTCGTATTGATGCGAAAGATGTTTGGAGAAATGAATCATATATAATTAAACAAGGATAAATACTTATAAGACTTCTTATAAATAATAAGAACAGGAGTCCATAATGGCAACGCCGACAGCTCATCCAGATGCACAAGGTCAAAATGATATTGCTCGCAATACTCGGCAGTATAGAGATTTAGACCTTTTCTTCTCAAGAAAGTCTGTGTCTAATGATGTGAATAAAGTTACGGATATAACGGCAATCAAGCGTTCTATTCGTAATCTTGTGTTGACAAATCACTATGAGAAACCCTTCCATCCAGAGATTGGCTCTGGTGTGAGGGATATTTTGTTTGAACCCATGACTCCATTTATTGCTCATATTTTAACTATGAAAGTACTGGATGTTATTGAGAATTTTGAACCAAGAGCTGAGGTAATAAATATTTCTGCTAGACCAGATATAGATCGTAATGAATATGAACTAACGATACAATTCTTCGTTGTAAATGCTCCGACAGAATTAGTTGACTTAACATTAATGTTAGAGAGATTACGATAATGGCTGTAAATGATACAAGATTAACTGTAACAGAGTTTGACTTTGATGAGGTAAAGAATAACCTTAAAATATTTCTTAAAGGTCAGACAGACTTCACCGACTATGATTTTGAGGGCTCTGGTATGAATGCATTGTTAGATGTACTTGCATACAACACTCATTATCTTGGATTCAACGCAAACATGTTAGCGAACGAGATGTTTCTTGACAGTTCAAGTATACGTTCAAGTGTAGTATCTCATGCTAAAACTCTTGGTTATGTGCCGGGGTCTTCTAAGTGTCCAGTTGCAACAGTTGATATTGTATTGAACACAACTGCTCTTGCTAATGCAACAATGCCGGCCGGAACAATTTTTAAATCAAGTGTTGGTGGAATCTCTTATCAATTTGTAACCGCAGCTGACAGGACATCTTCAAATATAGGTTCTGGTATTCCATACCTGAATACCAAAATTTATGAGGGGACATATGTAACAACAAGATATACGGTTGATACTTCAGCTGCTGATCAAAGATTTCTTATAACTGATAATAGGGCTGACACAGCAACACTAACAGTTAAAGTTCAAACTTCAACAGGTAATACAGCTGTTACCTCATACACAGAAGCAACTGACATAACTCAACTATCGGCAACAAGTAATGTGTATTTTCTCCAAGAAGTTGAATCTGCTAAGTTTGAGGTATATTTTGGTGATGGTTTAATTGGTACTGCATTGTCTGATGATAATATTGTGATTCTTACATATGTCGTTGGTAATAGAGAGGCGGCGAATGGCGCAGCTGTATTTACAAACTCTTCTTCTATTGCGGGGATTGCTGATGTCGCCGTTGCCACTGTAGATGTTGCAAATGGCGGTGGTGACCCTGAGTCACTTCAATCAATAAAATACAATGCTCCACTTGATTATGCTGCTCAAGGGAGATGTGTCACTGCCGAAGATTTTAAGGTGTATACAAAACAATTATATGCTAACGCACAGGCTGTCCAAGTATTTGGTGGTGAGGACGGTTCATATGATTCAAGTCTTGGTGTGGTTAGTACAGCAGAATATGGCAAGGTTTTTATTGCGATTAAATCAACCACCGGATTAAATCTTACAGCAACAGAGAAACTCCAACTAGTAGCAGACTTTAAAAAATATAAAGTTATGTCTATAACTCCTGTTATTGTTGACGCAGAGACAGTTTTCCTTATTTTAAATACAACATTCAAATATGATTCTAGCAAAACAACTTCATCAGTTGATGAATTGGAAACCGTTGTAACAAATGCACTCGCAACTTACAATGATTCAAGTCTTGAACAGTTTGATGGACTGTTCAGATATTCAAAAGTTTTGGGTTTGGTTGATAACAGTGACACTTCAATATTAAGCAATTCAACAAGCGTCACAATGGCAAAATTCTTCACCCCGACTTTAACCGCCTCTACTGCGTATTATCTTTATTTTAATAATGCGTTTTACCACCCACACACTGATCATAATGCTGCGTCCGGCGGTGTCGTTGCATCTACAGGTTTTTATATTAGTGGTGATGCTACCAATGAAAGATTTTTTGATGATGACGGTGCTGGGAATTTAAGAGCATATTATCTTTCAACTGGGGTTAGGGTTTATGATTCTGCAAATGTTGGTACGGTTAATTATTCAACGGGGACGATATCAATAACAGGAATTCATATAACCACAGTAGGTCTTGTTGATGGTGCAGCAGCTACTTCAATTAGAATAACAGCTATTCCTGATTCTAGAGATATAGTTTCTGTTCGTAACCAGACATTGGAAATTGATTTTGTAAATAGTCTTATAACAGGAGAGGTAGACACAATTGCGGTAAGTAACAGTTCTGCTGGAGCATCTTACACAACCACATCTGCTTACACCCCAACATCAGGTTATTAGAATGGCCCCCTTTGATAGCATGCCATCAGGCGATTTAACCACTAAAATTAGCACCCAAATTGATGGTCAACTACCCGACTTTATTCAAGCGGACCATCCTATATTTTCTAAATTTCTTAAACACTATTATGAGTATTTGGAATCTGGTGAGCTTCGTGTTACAGTAAATATTGATAATCTTCTTTTAGAATTAGAAACTGCATCTCATGTACTTACTCCCGATGGCACCAAGATTGTTCTTGAATCTGGCGCGGGGTCAACTGGCCAGTTTGAGGTTGGTGAAACCATAACTGGTGCAACTTCAAAGGCTACTGCTAAAATTTTGGTAGATGACTTGGGTAATACTACTCCAAGGCTCTTCATCACGTCACAACAAAAATTTACCACAGGTGAAACTGTAACTGGGGGAACTTCTAATGCCAGTGCGGTAGTCACTCGCTATCGTGCAAACCCCGTACAGAATATTCAGCAGCTGCTGTCTTATGCTGACACAGACAATA